ATCCAGTCTGGAATCGTTATCAAATTACCCGTTGCTATTTCGTAAAGCATATCGTATGTTTTATTTATTACTTATTTATTTCGTTTTTAAAACAAGGGGAGGTTGCCCTCCCCCGTTTTATAGTTTTCAAAAATTATGCACCTACACCTACACCCATCAAGCCATATTTGTTAGCGTTGATGAATTTGAATCCGATTTCGGAAACGATGTGGATACCCAATTCCCAAGTTTCTGTCTTGTTAGCAGCCGCACGACCACCAGTTTGCCACATATTCATGAAGGCTCCTGGCTTGTGACACATACGGATGTACTTACCCATGTTACCCAAACCATCGTCGATGCCTTGGCTTGAAAGTGGGAGGAATACAGCGTAGCTCTTCCATACGTTATCAGCAATATCCTCACCAGCACCAAACATTTGTGGGTTATCGAATACACCCATACGAACCAATCCGAAGTTCTTGTTATTCACAACTACGTTGTTGAAAGAATAAGTACGAGACATCAAATCAGCGTATGCGCCCTCACCCCAGAAAGTCTTCTGCATTTCTGCCTTGTTGATCTGCACGTTTTGGTTAGTAAAGAAACCAGCATTTGTTCCGTCGCCGTTCAATGCGGTTTCAATTTCACGTGAAGTTACACCAGTAGTCCAAACCATGTAATTCTTGATAGAAGCATCTTGAGTAGTCAAAGCAGCTTCCATGTCGTAGAACAAGTCAACTGTGATTCCACCTGTGCTGTCGATTGTTTGACCGTTAGCATTGATGGTAGGAATCAAACCTGCTGTTGTTTGGAATGACTCCAAGTTAGCAGCGTTGTTTGAAGTAGTACCAGCCAAGAAGGTGTTTACAATTGAAACTTGGTGTTCGCGCTGCAAGTAGATTACGTCGCGTGAGTTAGAGTATGGGGTAGCAACACCATTCTCCAACTGAGAGTACCAAAGTTGATTGTAAAGCGCCTCAGAACTAGAAGTAGAATCATGACGCATAGTCTGCAAGAAAGAAGTGTAGAGAGTATCAAACACATACTTAGATGCCTGACGAGTAGAATTCTCAGGAACAGTTACACCCACATAGAAGAAATAATCTCCAATAGCAATTGTACCTCCAAGAGTCGAATCAAGTGGAACCAAATCAAATGCAAGAGCAGTTGTTTTGTTCTGTACTTGGAACAACTGACCAGTCGCAGCGTGGCGATAGATATCGCGGTTTGCAGGCCAAGAGTAGTTAGTTCCACTTACATCAGTAACGTAAGGACCAGCGGGGTCAAGAGTTACAGCTGTACCAGCAGCAGTAACAGCGCCACCAGTCAAAACCTGGAATGGAACTTCCATTCGGTTCATCTCGAACCAACGAACAAGAGGCTGCTTGGCAATCTCGCGATTACCAATAGCGTTCATGATGTGGTTCATAGCGTCCCAGTACTCATCACCGAAAGGCAAATAAGCTACTGCGTCGAAATCTTCTTTAAGGGCATCCCACTGATTCTGGATGCCACCGTAGGTCATACCGTTCTGTACCGATAATGCACCTATATTACCATTAGCAACAAAACCCATTTTATTAGTTTTTTAAAAAGTTAAACCTTAATTTGTTGTGACGGCAAAGGAAGTCCTCTTGATAACAGATCTCTCTGAGCAGGAGACAAGTCCTTGCTGTCTAAAGTTACTTTGTCTGCACGATTAACCGTTTTTGGTTGACCATTGTAGACTTCTTTTACCACTTTCTTTTCTACTTGGGCAGATAATGATTTGGCGATCTGTACTCCTAGGTCTCCGTTCTGAAGCTTATGAACTAAAACTTCGTAAGATAACCAATCACGTACTGCTTGCTTGCCTTCTTTGGTGGTAGTATCAAAGGCTCTTCCTAAAAACCCAGCTCTTGGTGACTTTAATATTTCGTCAATCTCTTCGCTTGAAACTTGTAGCGAAACTTCCGAATCTCCGAATTTGTATGGCAATTCTTTAAGCTGCTTAGAGTAGGATTCTGCCTCACTAAGTGCTAAAGATTGCCTGTCAGCCATAGTCTTTTCAGACTGAGCTTTTAGTTCTTTTGCAAATGTAAAAGGATTTTTAACTGTTTCTACATCTTTTTTAGTGTTCTGAACGATTTCTATTGCATCAAGAGCATCAGATTTCATTAGGGCTGTAGGATAATAGTTACCAGTTGCACCTATATTGTATTTTTCACGAATTGCCTCTTCAATTGTATCACGACCAAGTTGTTTAAACTTAGTCGGATTTTTAATGGCTTCTGCCAAAATCAACGTACTCAAAGGATCTTCCATCAAAGATTCCGGAGTAGCACTAACTATTTGATTGGCTAGATTTGATGGAATCCCCTTTTTACCAAAAGCAACCAATGTCTTCGCTTCTTCAATTCCAGCAAATGGATCATCGGCTTCCTGTAAAAGACTAAGTCCCTCTTGAATTTCACGCTCCTTTGCTTGGATTTCGTCAGCGCGTGTCTTGTAAGACTTCAACTCTTCGAATTCAGTCTTAAAAACCTCTTCGTTTTCATACCCGTACGTGGCAAACCAAGGTGTTTCTTGAGGGGTTTCCTGTGGGGTTACTTGATCGGCAACCTGTTCGTTTTGATTTTCTAATTCGTTGTTTTCCATATGTTTTATACTCTACCTGTTATTTCGTTTCCGTATTCCGATTCCATTCTAGCCTCAAGTGATATTTGGTCAATAACCTGTTGACCTTTAATCAATTGTAGCTGATAATTTGCGTCTTGCTTCATCTTTTGCAATTCCAAAGCCTTTTGCAATTCAATGTTTGCCTTCTCTCTTTCTACCGCAATCTGCATTTCGGTTATTTCTCGTGCAGTTTGACGCTTGGCTTCTTCGGCAGCAATAGCAGATTGCTGTTGCATTTGAGCATTTTGCTTCATGGTTTCCATAGCATACCGCTCCTCTCTATTACGGGCCTCAACTTCCTCTGTGGTCATAAACCACAAAGCCTCATCAACATCGTCGTTCTTCAACAATTGAGCAATTCTTTCTACGCTTGAGGGACGGAGTAGTACCGACCCATCTTTTGTAGGTATCTGAGACATCTGCATGGCTCTTTGTAAAATAGAAGTTCTTTCTTTATCATTTGGCAAAACCTTAGCAGATATAGCAAGTTGATCCAAAGACAAGCCCTCAATATCGTCTAAGGACTTAATCATATGAGACCCAATAACGCTTTCGTAAAACTCTCTAATTTTTGGGTCGAATTCAATATCTATACGAGCCTGGTGGATTATACGCTCTCCAACCTTTTGCTTAAACTGACGCTCCGATTCTCGAAGTGGCCAGTTGGCGTGATTACCCGCAACAAAATCCTGTTCCATTACACCCACAAGACGTTCTGCTGATTGGTCAGGACTTGCAGCCATTGCCTCTGGAATACCCATGCTATCCATAATCATTGCCTGGATATTGGCTATTTGCTGAATCCACTCAGCACCTTGAGGCCCAAGTCCATTATCCATCTCGGTCAATGGTTGAGACACATACTTGCCGGTTGCAGCATTAAACTTGGTGGCAACAACCTGAATACCGTTTTGACGGTGGACGTGCATGAGGTCGAACAGGTCGTACTCTACACCTCCAATCTTGATGTTGGCGGCTTCGCCCACATCGATTCTGTATCCCTTTGGAGCGGCAGCCCATACCGCCGCACGTAACTTCAATACTGCAAACATCAAGTCATCAAGCAATCCTCTAACGCTTCGTGTAGGAGATTGACCGGGAATTCTGTGAACCACATAAGAACTCAGAGGGGTTAACCCCTTCTGCATTTGATTAGGCTTCTTTTTCCAATCATAAATGCGGTCTTGACCTGTCCCAGAAATAATATAAGAACCTTCATACCAGTAATTACAATGTACTTCATCATAGCTTTCATTGGGATTCTTTTTCTTTTCTTCTACTGGCTTATTGTTTCTTAGATAGGTTATATACCCCTGCTTATTGGTTCGCTCTACATACTGCTTGTAGTCTGTAGATAAATACTCAAACTTCAATACATACACCTTAAAGTCCATCCAAACCCAACGGTTTGTAGTGGGGTCTTTGCGCTCAAATGCCCACTGAGGTATAGAAGTGACGTCTGTTTGGTAAGGTACGTAAGACTTAGCCATTGACTGAATTTGCTCTTCGCTAAATCCAGCATCTATTAGTTTGTGAAAAATAGATTGTATTGTCTCTATGGCAACGTGTCCAATAGCAACTGGGTCGTCATTGTTGTCTTCATTCCAAAGCATTACTAAACGAGCCGGATCAATATAATCCACCTTTACCTGTCCAGTCAATTGGTCGTTATAAATCTTGGCACATCGAACATGGAAGTCTATTGCGTCTTTATTAAGGAGCATCCTTTTATGAGACCAATCAGATGCACGAAAACCAGCCTCGGCTAGTTTCTCTAATGCCACCTCATACCTTGTTTTAAAAAACCCCATCCGCTCCGCCATGTCCAGCATAACATCGTCTTTTGGAACAAACGGTATATCGTACTCCTTTAAACCCAACGACTTGGCTAAGGGGTTAGAAAAGTTTGCCTTTACGTACGTTTCGCTTTTCTTCCTGTTCTTCTTATTGACAATGGTCTTGTCTAATGAGACACATTTAATCTTGTAGTCATTATCGGAAAGAATGGAAAGAAGCACATTTGATAGTTTTCTCATCGGTGAGAAAATATCGTAGCTAATATTTGTCATCGCCTTTCTCTGAGCCTTGCTCATGCCTTTTATTGAGGCGGCAGCTTCTCCTTGTGGGATAGACTTATTTCCGATTGGCGATCCATTGGTAAACCAATTTTTATACTTTTCCTGAGACTGCATTCCAGAGCCATAGTTCCTAGTCTCTTGCATCTCAGGCAATTGAGTATAACTGAAGTATGTACCCCCAGCACAAAAGCGCGAATACAGCGCACGAGCGCAGCGTAAGCCAAATTCTGGTTTTAGTTTTTCACTTTCAGGTACGTTGTCATTCGGAAACAACACGCCTCCTGCTAATTGGGGCAAAATCATACTTCACAATTTTGGTTTTCCTCGCAAATGTAGTAAATTTTTCATTAAATAGCTGAAAACAATTATTCTACATCGAAGCTCATAAAGCTACCTGTCACTTCTATCGGTTGATAAGCCTCCTTGTAAAGGTCTGGCATTCTGCTTTTTATGGCTCTCATGCACCACCCAGTTGCGGCACACAAGTCATGGTTAGTCAAGTCATCAATACCTCTCATCTGACTCCATTCCTCAACTATCTCCCACATTTTCACATACTTAACATTATTATTGAAGAACGTCATGATATCCCCAGCCATTTCGTTTTTCTCAGCCTCTCCCGCCCATACTCCAGGTCTTGCATCCTGCTTTCCGTCAGAACCCAAGTCCTTCAAAAGGTATCCGTCAAACCCGTTGTCCCTAAAGTATTCCACAAGAGCCTCGCCATCGGGCCACTCAGGGTAAACATATGCACCAAGGAATATAGCCGCCTTCAGCCATTCTTCGTGGTATTCAGCTTTGTCTTCAGTTTGTCTGTTGTAAATCAGAATCCAGTCATTACTCACCCATTCGTTTCTTGGTTTGTTGTCTGGATCTACCTGGCTATCTCGTTTGTAGAAAACCGCCGCTGCCGCGTTTGACTTCTTTTTACCCACTGTGTTTCGCTTATGGAACTTTACCGGGTCACAGCAAAGGAAGAACTTGTTCATTACAGATGGGTCGGGGGCGTATATCGGACCTCTAACTTTTGGTGGTATATACCCCTCCTCCATTGTAACAACTGTTTTTCTGTTTCTCATTTCGTTTGGAGGCAAGTAACTCATGGTCCAACTACCCTTTGGATCATTCTCTACATAAACGTCTCCCCCAAACTTGTCCCCAGCCCACTTTAGATTTATGTTCGTAGTGATTGGTGTACGAGAAAACTTGAGTTCGGATATGCGATCTCGCATCTTTTCAATAGGCATACCCATATCCTTGGGTATTACAGCAAAGGCTTGCTTCCATGTCATTGGGAAGTTCTGCTGCAATTTGATGAGTTTCTGCCACTCGCGCTTACGTTCGAAGTAATCCGCCTGGTTCAACAGGTACGACTTGGCGCCCTTG